GCTGTAACAACCACTCTTAGCGGCGTTCGGGGTCTGCATGCAGCCACTGCGACCCAACTCCCAAAAATCCAGCTTTTGGCTTTGCCGGGCCCAACAAGTGTAGGCGGCAGCGTTGTAGAATTTGCCGGCGTTTCTGCTGCACTGTTGGCTGGATTTAGTTTGGTGCCAGAAAATGGCAGTGATAGAGCCAGAGCAACCTACTATCACGGAGAAACCTTCGTCGAGGAGATACCCACTAAGTGTGCGTTCAGACCATGCCCCCCACCTGAGATTAAGGATGGCTGGGGCTATAGAGTATTGAAGGAAGCTCCGTGCCCTGGTGTACGTCGAGCCCAAGTCTGTGGACCAATCGTCAATCCAGATGACGTAATGGTGCCACACCATTGTAATGATGCAGCTATGCGGGCTCTGCTACACAGACAGGCTCTGAAACATGAGCCCCATGATGCTGCATTCACCGACGAGATGATACGGATTTTTGAGAAGGAGTACCTGCCACTCATATTTCCTGAAAAACATTGCGTAGAGCTTATGACTGAAAAAGAGTGGCTCTATGACAATGATTGGCCCAAATCCAAAAGAGACATGAATGTCAGGGCCATGTCCGAGTTCTATGGAAGACTCAGGACTAAAGACTTCGACAAGGAGTCTTTTATTAAAGAGGAGATAAGTGTTGGTAATATGCACAGCTCTAAGCCCTTGAGAGAACGATTCATACAAGGGAACAAGGCCGAATATAACGTAGCGATTGCACCGGCCATTAAGAGTTGTGCTCAATATATGAAGAAACACCTGAGCGGTGACCACCCAATACAATATTCTTGTCGCTCACCTGGGGAGATGGGCAGACAAGTTTATGATAACATGTGTGATGGTTTAATTTATAGTGCTGAAAGTGATTTTTCAGCCTATGATTCACACCAACATTTACAATTACTTGACATGGAAGCCAGAGTTTATGATTATTTGTTGGCACCATTCCCAGGAAAGGGTCGAGTAATTCAATGGATTAGAAGACAGAATACCACACATGGTTATATTAGCTGCAGAGAAACAGAAGGAGCTATCGAGTATTGGGGAGAGGGCACCAGGGCTAGTGGTATGCCAAATACCTCTTGTGGAAACACCATAAACAACATTTTTGCCCAGTTATCTGTTTTGACATTGGGGTCAAGTGTATCCCAGGTCAAACAGTGGCTAATGGACAGGAGTTTTGTACTCCACTTATTGGGCGACGATATGTTTCTGCAATCAACTGCCGGCCCTTATCAGGCGGCAGTAGCCGGCTGGGAAGCATTTTCAAGGATAGGGCTACCAGCCACAGGTGTACTTCATGGGGAAGACTTTTACAATGTGGAATTTTTAAGACGTCGTCCTTATGACGGCATTGACACAAATGATGAGCCGACTATTGTCATGTTACCAAGACCCGGCCGCATATTACAAAGAG